CCCATGGCCACGGCATAATATCCTTGACTATCGTGTCCTGCATTTGTTCCTATGGCAACCGCATTTGATCCTTGATTATTAATTCCTGAAAATTGTCCTATTGCAATGGCTGATCCAGATTGTCCAAATTTTCCTGCATAGTAACCCATGGCCACGGCATTTTGTCCTTGATTAGTATATCCTGCTCTAACACCTATGGCTACTGAATTTCTTCCTTGATTTTTAATTCCTGCAGCAAGACCGATGGCTATGGAACTTCTTCCTTGTGAATTTGCACCGGCTTGACTCCCTATGGCTACAGAATCTTGTCCTTGACTTTGATTTCCTGAATTATAACCGATGGCAACAGAATTTATTCCTTGCTTTTGACTTCCTGAAAGTTGACCGATGGCAACCGCATTTAATCCTTGTCCATAATATCCTGATTGATAACCAAGTGCAAATGCATTTTGTCCTTGGCCTGAATATCCTGCAGAAGGACCAATGGCTACAGAATTAGATCCTTGATTATATTGTCCTGCACTAGTACCTACTGCCATAGAGTCTTGTCCTTGATTATATTGTCCTGTATTTTGACCCATAGCAAATGCACCTTGTCCTTGATTTGATTGTCCTGCTTCAGTACCTATGGCTATCGCATTTTGTCCTTGACCTGATTGTCCTGATTGATAACCAAGAGCGACTGCACCTGATCCTTGATTAATCCCTCCTGCATAATATCCTAGTGCTACAGCTGCAGTTCCTTGATTGGTTTGTCCCGCATTCCATCCTAATGCCAATGAATTGGATGTGAGTGTCCATGATCCAGAGGCACCTACATTTGGATCCCAATGAATGGTAGTAGCATATATTTGAGCTGCTGTAAAACCCAAACCATTTGGACCCGTTGCTCCTGTTGGACCTCCAGAAGGACCTGTGTCACCTTTTGCACCTGTTGCACCTGTATTTGTCGCTATTCCTTGGGGACCTGTGGGTCCTGTGGGTCCTGTGGGACCCGTGGGTCCTGTGGATCCTGTTCCCGACCCTGATCCTGATCCTGATCCTGTTGGACCTGTTGGACCCGTTCCACCTGAACCTGAATTTACTGGAAATAAATTTCCACTATATGTTTTACAACAATTTGATATATTTGCATTCTTAAAAACATTTGGATTATTTATACAACTTCCATAACTATTATTATTCATCAATTGTTGTTTATTTTATTTCTATATTATTTTATTGTTTTTTTATTGTTTTATATTGTTTTTATAAAAAAAAATACTTTACAATCCTCACCATTCTTTCCTTTTTGATTCATTATTCATATTCATTCTCTATTATGGACAAATCATATTTTTTTTTATTATACAGATTGGTTCTTATTTTCGAAACTATAGATGATTCCAAATTATAATTCACTCCAGTCAATTTAATCATTGCGTTATTGAACTTTATTTCTAAATAATCATCATTATTCAATTTCTGCATGTTTTCTTTTTGCCAATCACACATCATTCGAAATAATTTTCTGTCTATTGTTTTCAATAAAATGACAAATTCTTCCATTGTCATTTTTTTCCATTTTATTTCTTCGTTTTCATAAATATATATAATATTTGCTTTTTGATTTACACAAATGAGTGGATTCACCTTTTGCGAATTCAAATGCAAATTGAATATATTATCAATAGTATCCATGATTGTATTTTCAAACAAGTATTCCACTATGGAATGGTTCATAGTAATATTTTTCATCCATTCATCATAACCGATTTCAGGAATTTTGTTTTTGTTTAACCATTCTATTATATTTATTTTTCTTTGTTTTGTTTGCAATTTTTTTATTTGTTCTTCCATTTTTATTTGTTTACGTGCTAACTCTTGAATAATTTTATATAATTCTACATGTGTAGGTATATCAGTGGTTTCTTCTATTTGGCATTTTCTCTCTCTCTTGGATATATCTTGTAACATTTCGCATATAATTAGATGTTTGCTATATGATGATTTTCTTGTGTATTCCTTTCCACAATAACTGCAATATTTCATATAAGTGTGATTGATGGATTGGGTTTGTTATATTATTATGTGTTTTATTATTTTTTGTTTCAATTTTTTGTTTCAATTTTTTGTTTCAATTTTTTCTTTTTATTTGTGCAATTCTTGCCTGTTTGTCTTTATGAATCAGTAGATAATATCTGTATTCGTGGAATTTTTTGTATTTATATAATATAATATGTCCTACAATAATAACAATAATCATTCTCCGATTCTCAATACTTGCAACTTAATGTGTTGGTCTTGCAATGGGAATTTGAGTTCCAGTGATCCTGCATCCCAATATCAAAGACTCAAAATTATTCAAAACACTGTGCGTGTTCCCTCTTCTCTCTATACTATGAATTTAGGTGCTTTGAATGTCTATCAATCTCCTGTTGATCATACACGTGTCAATTGGAATCAAATGAGTGATCGAGCCGTTCGTCATTCACAGCCTGTGAATGTCTCTTCTCATGGAAGCAGAACAAGAAGAACGATTACACGTCATCAACCCAATGCTTCCACACCTGGAGGTTTAGGATGTGATATTAAGCATAATTCCTATTATCGATATTTGGATCGTTTGAAAGCAAAAAAACCTATTCGTCGTGATAATATACCTCCCCATTTTGGAACTCCTCTTCCCTTTAATCCTGCATTTCCCATTTATGGTGGTAAAACGATGAAAACCAGTATTATCAATAACTGCAATTGTCCTATTGCGCCTATCCAGTTGAATGAAAAATTGATTTATAAAACCTATTATTCACCTGCAGACTTGTTTCAACCTGGATGCAATACATGTAATTATAATGTGGGTAGTTATATTTTTACGAATACTTATGTAGATGGTGAAATTTTGCGTGCTCAAATTACTGCCATTGCTGGGAATATTTATACTATTAAATACGATAATGGAAATATAGCAACGATACAAAGCAGTAATCTATTAGATAAATTTTATTGTGCTTGTCCTGGTAATCCTATTTCTGAGGAAGTCATTCATACTACTTGTCCTATCAATTGCCAAAAGTAAACAATTATTCTTTGTATATCCAAAGGTATACAGAAAAATAAAATATTTGGTAAATTTATAATATAATATGCCAAGACCTACTATGCGATTAATGATTCAAAATACTGGGAATGGTAGTTTAATATCTAGTCTTCCTACTAGTTCTAGAGGTGTTGGTGTGGGTTCGGGTGCAGGTGGATTTGCATTTCAAGGAGGATTCCGTGGAGTAAGAATGCAAGTTGGATACAATGCTAGTGTGTTTGAGAGAATGCAAAGACCAGGATGTAGCAGTTGTGGTAAATAATAATATTGTCGTTATATATAGATTACATGCCAGCATCATCCACTTCTGTTTTTACACCTGTCAATAGAGCAACCCAATTTACACAACCATTGTATATTCCTCGGTATGGTCCATATAATAATTGTTTAAACACTTTGTGTTATACTGCAAATCATGGATATGTTTATAATAAGAATACTGCATATGGTAATGTAGGACGATCTGCTGCTGGGTATTTAGCATGCCGAAGAAGGCTTTGAATCTTCAAGGGTGATCATCTCTCTTTTGATTTGATTTGAATTGAATAGCGTAAACTAGAAAAAAATTGATTATAATATATATATATTACTATAATGAATTTCGATTTAAATATACAAAATTATAATCAACATGAATTAAAAGATCTTTTTGAATTACAATCAATTTATGATGAACATACACTGAACGAAAAAGAGCAAAAATTAAGAAATAATATTCTCTCGGATCACTCTATTGATCAAACGATTAAAATGAAAACATTGGAATTTATTGCAGAAGCAAAACGAGCGCTTGCAAATGAGGTGACAGGTAATATTCTCAAAAAAGTGCAAGATGTCAATATTTACAATACGGATATTTCCTTGAAACCCTCACAGACCACGAATGCTGGGAATAATTTTATTATTGACAAAAAAACAACGGCATTCGCACAAAGTTTCCCGGATTTATTTTATCCAGGAACCATCAATCCTTTGAAAAAAAGGACGATTATCCAAAATTTGAATATCGATACGAGTTTTAGGGATAATTATTATAGCACTCTCTCAACCGATTTTCATTTTGATCTTCCCATACAATTTTCCAATATTATGGATATTCAATTGACTAGTTTTGAAATGCCCACAACGTTCTATACCATATCTGCTAAACTAGGTAATAATTATTTCATTTTGCGAACTGAATGTGTCGATGGAGAAAATACATCCCCTTTTATTGTGATGACTATTCCAGATGGTAATTATACCAATGTAGATATGATTAATTTTTTAAATTATTATATTGCGTCACAATTTTCAGGAACACCCTTTTCTTCTATTGTTTTTTCTGAAAACAACACCAATAATAGTGGAACCAATGGAATGATTATTTCGTCTTCTACCTCTACTCCATTTGTTTTGGATTTTCAAAGCAATATTCAAGGAAATCTAGATACTGGAATACCCTTGCAATTAAAATTTGGTTGGCTTTTGGGTTATCGTGCTGGAATATATAATGATAATTTTATTTATTTTTCAGAGGGCAGTATTAATTTGTTGGGATTAAATTATCTTTTTTTGGTAGTGAATGATTATAATAACAATGTCAATAATGGATTTTTTAGTGCATTTAATAATTCTATTTTGAATAACAATATTTTGGCGCGTATATCAATCATTCGAGAAAATCCTACAAAGAGTTTTGATATTGTTAATCAAAATAATTTGTCTGTTATTACTTCTCCTCGTCAATATTTTGGTCCGGTCAATATTCAGAAATTACATATTCAATTGTTGGATGGATATGGACGTGTTATTGATTTGAATAGTATGGATTATTCTTTTTGTTTGACATTTCATTCTGTATACGATTTATAAGGATCTACGATTGATAAGGATCTACGATTGATAAGGATCTACGATTGATAGATTGGAATGTTGTTGCGGGGGGATTCCTTGATTTCTTTCCTTTTTTTGTATAAAAAATAAATGTAAATGAGAAGCAGGTATAAGGAAGTTATTAATAAGGAGTATACTTTGTTTACTATGGAGTAGTATATGAAAAAAAGTTGGGCTATTAAACCGATGATGATCCAGGTATGAGTCAAACTAGATATATTATTTGTTTTGTATACGTTTAATAGAAGATCTGTAAATGAATAACTCACTAGTAGTCCTGCAATGGCTCCCACATATTCGTATTTTCCCATATACATTATAGTTTAGAAAAATTATTGGATACTTGATTGGATTTATTAAATGAACATTTATTACATGTTTAGAATAATTATCATATAGGTAGTGGATAGTAAAAATATCCACGCCATTTTTTTGATATCCTTGTTGTTGGATTGATCATCTATTGTTTTTATGGTTTCTATTGTTTCTATTGTTTTGAAAACATGTTGTCTATGATATGGGGAGTCATAAGATTTGTTATTATTGTTATAATACATCTTATCTAATAATTGAGTTTCATCATCTGGACAATACATATTTTCTTCCAAGTCGATGAAAAATCCCCAGTCATCTTCTTTCATCTTCTATTTTCTATATATTTTCGTTGAATATAAATTTTTTACAGATATTTATTTGTTGCAAATTTGATCAATTTTTTTGTGAATTTGATCAATTTTTTTTGCATAAATAGTATATTGTAAATGAATCTAGACCAACATACAGAATGTCTACATGAAAATATTGTCATTCACATTCATGATACAGAACAAGAACAAGAACGAGACCGAGAACGTTTACATGTTGTAAATGACATAAATAATATTAATGACATAAATAATGATTTATTTCTCAAAAAAAAGTCATTTTATGTATTGAAAGATAATGCAATCTCTTCTATTGATTCTCCTGTAGGTATTGATTTAGCTGATTCTATTATGGGTTCAAGTTTTAATGAAAGAAATGAATATATTAAAGAATTTGGTGATCCATTGTTGGATATGAGTCATATTAAAACGGAATATTTTGCAGAAAGTTGTAGTGACCTCAGTGATAGTAGTATCACAAGTAGTCAACATATAGATTTACAAGAAAATCAACAAATCAATCGCTTGTCCCGATCTCCGACTTATTTGAGTAAACGCAGATATAAAAAACTGAATTATTCACATGTGGAAAGATCAATTGATAGGCATTATTCCACTATTAATAATAAATATTCTTCTGCCTTGGATATTTTGGCGAGTTATTTGAAAGGTCAAAAAATTATTTATATGGAATCCAAAATTTATTGTGAAATGCATTTGCATTATTTGATGATGCCGGCTATTCTGCTTTCTACTGCGGCTACTGTTATTGCACCTTCACTTATATGTAGTGATTGGGGACCGGTATTTATATCCGCTATCAATGCATTTATTTCTTTTTTATTGGCACTTGTCAATTATTTTAAATTGGATGCTGCATGTGAAGCACATAAAATATCTTCTCATCAATATGACAAATTGCAATCGTCGGTTGAATTTACTTCGGGATCGATTTTGTTGTTTCATGATTTTCACGAAATTGAAAATCAACCCACTCATTCTTGTTCCAAAAAAGGATTGGAAGAAGAAATGACGAAAAAACTAGCAGATGTTGAAAAGAAAATTTCTGAAATCAAAGAGACGAATCAATTTTTGATTCCACACATTATTCGTAAACGTTATTC